TAGTGTATTGCTTTTTTCAAATCTTCCTTCTTTCCTTTGTATGGGTGTCTGCAAATATACTTAATAGCATTCCCTTCTGCAAAAGGCAAATTGTTAGCGTTAATAAATTGAGAAGGTTGAATCTTAAAGTTAGAGTAGTGGTTCCCTCCGTGTTGTTTTCTATAAACCCCTGCTACAAGATTTTTTAAATCTTTTAACTTGACTTTAGAATTAACAACTCCTTGTTTTTTTAATTTAGTGTATAGTTTGGATTTCATATCCTAGTCTTTCCTCCTTTGCTGCCATGATGTATAGATTTTGTTTTGTTCTTGTAACACCGACATACCAAACTCGATGTTCTTCGTCTGCTTTCTCAGGACTTTTTTCTATTGCTTCCCTAATCTTATCTGTATTATCTAGTATCAATAATACATTATCAGCTTCGCCTCCTTTTGCTGAATGGATTGTGGAAAGTTTAACTCGTGCATCTTGAGAAAGTTTTTCTTTATTACTTAACATTTGTCTGATGTATAATGTTTGTTCGGGATCAGCGTTGAATTTTTCGTACCAGGTATCTGTATGATCAATTCCAAACTCCGTACATTCATAAGTATTTGCTTCATCTACATTAAAGGTGTGTCCTGTATAATCAAAAATATCTTTTATTTCAGGTGGTGTAAGTGGGTTCCCATTAGTCCATCTTGTAAAATCTTGAATGGCTTTATAAAGTTTCGCACTAAAACTTTTTCTATCTTTATATTCAAAATAAATTCCTCGTTCTATTAAAGGTTCTTTTAATTTAATTAATCTATAATTAGTTCTTGCGAGTATTAACCAATTGCCTTGTGTTAAATCAACTTCATCAATACTATAGACATCTTCACAGTGTCCCTCATAATCTCTAGGTTCCCATTCTTTTGTAAGTCGGGTAGATATTTGAGTAATAATAGAGTCTGCAACCTGTTGAACTTTAATTGGAACTCTATAAGATTTAGGTAAAACTTTTTCTTTAGCGGGTTCATCTTGGAATCTTTTAACATCTGCACCTGCCCATCCATAAATAGCTTGATCATCATCTCCTGCAAGAATAACTATTTTAGAATTTTTCTTTAGGATATCATACATCTTCCATTGAATAGGGGAAAGGTCTTGGGCTTCATCAATAAAGATTACATCAAACTTAGGACATAAATTAGATTCAATAAATCTTTCAATCATATCTGTGAAGTCCACTAACCCAAAAGATTTTTTATAATTGTTTAATTCTTTTTCTATAATTTCTAAAAAATTATATTCCAAATCATCTGAATATAAATCAGTATCAAATTCTTCTTTAATAGTACGGTTTTTAATCCGAGCTATGTTAATAATATTAAAGTATTCACTATCAGAATCTATGTATCCTGTGTCTTCTTCTCCTCCTTTATAAACTGTTACCTGTATACCAATTGCTTTACCCACTTCTTCGTAGTGTTCGGGTTGCATAACATTATCTTTCTTCATCCCTAAAGTTGCAAAGGCCAATGAATGTAAAGTTTGAAAAGACCTTAAATCTCTATACCCATACTGAGGATATATTTTTAACATTCTTTCTTTTGCTTCGTTAGCTGCTTTCTTAGTGAATGCAAAGTATCCTATCTTATCTAATGGAGTTCCTAATTTTAAAAATGTTTGTACATACTTTAAAAGTCTAGTGGTTTTACCTGTACCAGGGGGACCTAATATTTTTCTTATCACAGAATATCCTTTTTATGTTCGGTTAGTTTATGGAAGATTTGAATCTTATCAAATTTTTTAATAGCAATGACTACTACATTTTTAGTAGGACTATTGTGTCTACCTTTTTCTTTAGTCGGAAATCTTTTTTGATCTAGAAAATCTATCTCACAATCTTTGTATATCTTTAACATCATAGAACCTGTCTTATCCTCGGGATAACGCCATCCTTTATTTTTTAATTTTTTATAAAACATATCAAATTTAAAATAAGCATAGCCTTCTTGAAGAAGAGTAGTCCCTGATTTAAACGATGCATCATTCTTAGCTTCGGGTCCTGTAATCTTTTGATAAAGATTGTCGTGAAGTTTTTCTCTTGGTGTTGTACCAATTGGTGGTGGCATTACTTTTTGAGTTTTAAATAAACCATCTAATACTTTCTGGTCGTCCGCACCTTTTTGTAAAGGTGGGACGAATCCTGCGTACTTTGCTATGGAATTTCTTCTTTTTCTTTGGTCGGTTAAATGTTCAATTGTTTTACAATGAACTGATCTTACAGTCTGTCCATCAGGAAGAGTAACATCAAAATTATATTCTGGTTCTGGTTCAAGGTCTACTTTTTCTAAGTTACCACATAAAGGATATGAATCTTGAAAATCTGATGCAACTCCGAAAGCTCTTTTTACACACAACCCTCTCATACAATGTGGAGCAATGGGATCTTGATTACACGTGTAACCTTTATAATTTTGTTTCCAGGAACGAATCTTCTGAGATAGTTTTTGTTTAGACCAAGCAACTGAGTCTTCAAAATATAATACAGGTGCACTCATTACTTTCTCTTCCCAATTGTCTGGGTATTTCTTTTTAGCAAAGACCATATAATTATATAAAAATCTATCTCTGCCATCACTTAATTTATTTTTTGATAGGGCTGCTAAACACGGAGGACCATCTATAAATTCTGCATTTGATCCTTCTAAAACTTTTTTCTCTAACTGTTCGTCTATGTCTTTAATTCTTTCTGCATCTAAAAAATTTGCTTCTACTAATGGTATGAATTGTTCAAAAGGAAATTCTGTTCCGTCGAAATTAAGAGCTCTCCTTTCTGTTGTCTTAAAATAAGGGAGGTTAATAAAATTCCCCTTATTAATTTCCCCGGTCTCACTGTCCTTGACAAGTTCTGTCTGTTTAGGAAACACTTCTGTTTCAGGTTTTAAATTAAATATTGGAATTAAATTAGTTAAAAAAGATCTTATGATACTTGCTGGTATAAATTCTTTTGTAAAAATATAAATATGAAGTCCACCACTCTTAGAAAGAATAGGGATTAAAGGTAAGTTATATTCTTTAATTTTATCTAAATAAAATTTTCTATCAAAACCCTGGTATTCATTAGGGTCAATATCAATTGCTCCAAACCTTGCATGATTCTTTTCATTACATGGTTGAACACCAATTGATTTAGTTCCTTTTAAATGGTCTAAGTAATCTTCGTCAGTAATTTTGCTTTGTGCCCATCTGTATTCGGGCTTTTGTTTTTTAGAGATAGGGTCTACCTCAAGGCGTTGCATGTCAGCTTGCCCGTAGTTATCACTAAATCCTGTAAATATTTCTATAAACTTTTGCTCCATAGCATGTTTTTCTGAGGCGGTTCCACTCTCGCTTCCCCGCCTCTGTTGCAACTATTCCCAAAAGGAATTAGAAGTGTGAACCTGCCTCTTTCGGGGCTGCTTCACCATGCTTTGCTTTAACATTTCCTTGAGAAATATTGTCGGCAAAAGCTTTAGCTTGTTGATAAATCTCTGTATTAGATACAGGACCAATCTTTTGTACCTCCCAGCCAAACCAAGTTCCTTTATCATTAGACTGTTGTACAGTTCTTAATTGATAAGTATGGCTAAAAGATGCAGGAGTGAACATACCATTCTTTCCCTTCATCTTTATTCCTGCCATCATTGAGTTCCACTTTCTACTAATTTTTAATTGAGTAGATTTCATAGAAATCAATGCGGTTGCAGCTGTCGGTTGAGTAATTAATACAAAATGACTCGCAGTCTTTTCAATATAATTACCGTTAGGTAATCTATCTTTATAGTTTGCGTCCATTTTTGTTTTACTCATTATATCAGATGCTGACGAATGTATTGCTACAGGTCCACCTGATCCTTCTCCTCTGTCTTTCCATTCGATGTATTCGAGTTTATAAAAACACGGAATGACACTAATGCCCTTCGTACCATCATATAACTCTCCAGAAACAGAATTGAAAATCATTCCTGGTTCTGCACCTTCGACATATTTACCATCTCTCTTATTTACTTCGGGAGATAGCTGCCCTAGGATTTTTAAAAAAGGTAAAGCTAAATCTTCTTGAGTTAGTTTACCCAATCCTTTGCCTGCATCCTGCTCGAATGTATTCGCTGGAAGCTGTGCATTGGATTTAACTTGAACGTTTGTTTCTTGGTTCATGGTTATTTGCTCCTTGTTATTTTGGTTTGGCTGCCTGCAAACACGTTAAATAGTTCCGTGGGCATCTCTTTTCCAGATTCAAGACGCTCACGAACTAAAGCTTTAAGAGTCATGGGTTCAACCTTTAATTTCTGGACAGGTTCATATCCTTGACCTTGCGCAAGGGTAGCGTAAGCCATTGCCTTGTTGTCTTCGTTACGACCAAAAG